ATCATCGTGGTTCTCCTGTTCACGGGTTTCTAAAAGGTCTGTGACCTGTTGTCGTTCTTGGGGAGTTAGCCTCGCCCAAAAAAAACGCTTTTCCTTGCTATGCATTTCGTCGACGATCTCAAACACACCTGCCTCGTCCTCGTTCTGCAAGCAATGTACGACCTGCGTAGATGCCTCATCTGCCCAGTCGTGGATGCCTTTCTCCAAGGCTTTGATCCTCGCCTTGAATGCTGTCTTTTCATTCTTTGGCGCTGAGTTATGTATCTCAATCTGCGCCTCTTCTTCCTGTCGCATGAAGTAAAGAATTGCTAACCGCTCATCGTACTCCAGCAGTTCGTTCATCACTGCAACAACATCAGCCTCGCCGCTCTTCTGCCGCTCTATCGCATTAACGACTTCATCAGCAGACGCTATCTCACTGCCAGCTAAACCAAAGAACGCTAGAGCGCGACCGACAGCACTGGTCTCCGCATTCTCTAACGCCGACGTTGAATTGATCTTGCTAGACGTTCTCACCTCTTCAGCATAGCCGGTAGAGATCACCATGTTCGCCGCAGATATTGTGGCTTTCATGATAACTAGCTTCTCGTTAGCCTCAACCAGCTCCGTATGAATGGTGAAGTCTGGATGTTTCTCCCTGAACTCCGATATCCGCAGAGCAACGGTTTTATATTCCTTACCGTGTATCGGAACGATACCCGTATCTTTTTTACTCATAGTTCAACTCCATGCCCTCAAAAACCTCCTCCTCGTTTAAGACCGAGTAACCGTTCCATGTGCACGATCTTATGTCGTACTCAACACAGTCCTCGACTCCCTTCTGACCCCAGAACTCGTATGGTTCTTTTACCTGCCACCAAGAGCAATCTAGGTCGATCTCATCCCTATCGACACGTAACCAAAGCAAGCCTTCGTCTGCATCAACAATTGAAGCACCTTCAAACTCTTCATTCTCTTCGGCTATATCAATAGCGTTTTTATGCGATATTTTTATAATCATCTTTCCCTCCGATCTTCTGGACCTAAAGTCTTCACCATCATATATCGCCAGAATCGCTCAATAGGGAAAAGTTCATCAGCTTCCATTTTTAAGCGTGGGCCGTAACTGAAATCTTTAGTCACCGCTTTTTCGATGAACTGCAATTTATCTATCCAGCCGTTGACTCTCATGATGTGGGAATCGTCTGTAGCGCCTACAAGGATTGCTATCTGAGCTTGAAACTTATCCGCATCATCGAAGATCAATGGTCCGTGTTCCTTGTTAGACAACTTCACATCGATGGACACATCGTTCCACCAAAGATCAATTCCGCCGTCCGACATGATGTTAAATTTAGGATCGGGTAAATTAAACAATTTACTAACTGCAAACTCAGCTCTGTACCCGCGAATATTAGCTTCCTCGCGGCTCTGCTTTTCGTTTTCCAGCCTTGGCGGAAACCCTTGCATCTCACAAATCTTAACTGTGTCTGCGCCTAACAACTGCGCGCTGTGCATGTCTTCTTTACTTAGCTCAATCAGCAACCCAGAGATCCTCCGTTGGCTTATTTACGAACATGACGTTCTGCCGATAACCGAGTGCATTGATCTCGTTCATGATGCCGTAACGATCAGGTGCGCTCGCTAGGTGTGTGGTTTCAACTCTGCCGCTTGGGTACTTAGCTACCTCTTGAGCGACGTATAGCCCCGTATGGGGAGGGCATGGTTCTACGTAGACCTCTAGCCAAAGTTTCATGTCTAGCCTCCTCTTGTTAGACGAGTCTAGGTAATCATAGGCAAAAAGGTTGTGTCAACTATTTTGTTAATTAACCGTAGGTCCACATGACAGGAGTCGTAGTTCTCATGTCGACGTGTACAAATCCCTTAGCAACACCGATGCCCGAGAAGCCCATTTTGAGTGCCTCGTGTACGATGTTCATGCGCTCGAATCCATTAGATACTGCAATATCTACTGCAATACCTAAAGTATGCGTGCCAGGTTGCTCCTTGCGCACTTCGATGCTGTGCTGTTTCGAGCGATAGCCGCTAGTGATTACGAACGGGAATCCACACTTGTCTCTTAGCTCATCGAGCATGTGAATAAACTCAGGCTTCATATCGTTCTCGCCGGTCTCGCGGCAACGGAACTCAGAAATATCGAAATGCTTGTACATTATTTCTTCCTCAAAGACATGAGTTTATCTGCGCCACGAATACCAAACGATGCGCTAACAGCCAAGAATAAAAGATATTGATACCATTCAGGTAAGGTATCGAGTGCGGCGAATGCCATGTCCACGCGCTCAATGACTTCGACGTCATTCATGGCAATAGCGTATCCAATCATGAAAATAGGAGCGGCTAGACAAAGAGTCCAGAATTCGTCTTTCCAGCTATTCATCGACGCATCGGCCATTTTGTTTTCCCATGCCGCGTCGTTTTGTATCACCTGTAGCTTTCGCTCGTGCGTAGCTTGTTTTTCTGCCGCCTTACGCTTGAAGTGACCGCCGACGAGTTCAGTTACTGGACCGAGGAGTGCTTGCCACATTAGCGCATAAACTCTAAGACAGTGATTAAAAGTGAAATGACACCAAGAACAAACGTGCCACCATACATCATTAACTTCTCAATCCGATCAAACCCAGACTGTGCTTTCGTCTCTAACTTGTCAAAGCGTTCATGATGCTTGTTTAAGGTGTCTTGAATGTTCGTATATCGAACGAGACACTCCTTCTCATGAGCTTCTAACCGTATGATTGCTTCTCGTCCCACGTTATCCATATCACTTACCTAACGGGTTAGCTAATTCATCCATAGCTGTCCAAGCGTCATCCATGTCTCGTTGCAGACGTCGTAGGCGCTCATCGACAGATCCTAATGCCTCAATTTTAGCATTAACAGTTATCACAGTCTCGCTGTTAGATTTCTCAACAGAACTAATTCGATCACGTAAATCAAGTAACTCGCCCTGAGCCTTCATGATTGCCTCTAGGTTAGCACCCAGTTCAGCCAGTTTGCCCTGCAACTCAGACACGTTGTTATCGTTAAGCTGTTGTTGCATGTTGGAAATGCTAACCTGATAGTCCTGTAGCTTTGCAGATTGCGCTGTACGCAAGTCCTCAAATCTACCCTCTATGACTGCCGTACCTGACGTAGCATCGCTCACAGCGCCTTCAAGCGCCTCTAGTCGGCTAAAGAACTCAGAAGCTGTCCAGATACCACCGCCAATAGTTGACGCGAATGACAGCAAGATAGCTATCCAGACGCCTTTAATCTGTGTACCGCCAACGTTTAACTCTAAGTCTTCAATCGCCATTGTTGTAACACGCCTCTGGATCTGCCGCGAACCAGCAACCGCCTTCTGGTGAAGTGTAAAAAAACGGCTGAGTCTCGCCTTCGATAAGAACTTCTTCTACTGATACGTAGTAATTAGCCAGTGATATACCTTGTATTGTGCTACCGCCATCGAACGATATCCATACTGACTGTGTTGCCGCATCAAAGAATATGCTTGCCGCTTCTTGATAAGTAACACGCAAGTCGTAAGCCATGTCATCAGCTTGCTCTAGCAGAGATTCATCGTTAGCCACCGCCATATATGCCGCCGCTACTTGCGTTGCCTCATGCACGGCTACGAGCGCGTCGTTGTATTGCTCTACTTCCTGATCTTCTAGCGTTACATCGTTAGCCGCGATGTACTCCTGCAAAGCCATCGCCTGTCTGTCGTCTTGCGCCTCTGCCGCGTCCTGCGCCATTTCATTAACCGTTGCAACTTCAATAAGCACCTGCGCCGCATCTACGTACGCATCAATCGTCTCGCTGACAACATCCATAGCCGTGCTTGCCTGATCCTCAAAGTATTGTTGTGCGTTGGGATCGTAGCTATAGGTCGCGTTCTGGAAGGCTAAGACGGCGGCGTTATAAGCATCCTGCTTTGTCTTGTCTAACAAGCCCTGATCTACTGTTCCATCAGGTGAGATGAAGCCTTGCCATGCATAAGACTCGGAGCCAGCAATAGCCTGTATACCGTACTTAAACGTGTTGCGAATATCTTGAGAGGTGTTTACAAGGTTGTCGATTTCATTGGCTTGCGCTTGTGCGGTAACGCTCAGACAGAGTGCCAGTAGTCTCTTGTACTTCATCTGTCTCTACCCCCATGCCAAGAATGGCATCATAAAAGCCTTTGTCGTCTTCGTAATCTGGGATATGCAAATTAGGCTGTTGCTTGATTGCTAAAAATGCTCTCTTTCCGACGACTATCTTTCCTGATTTTACCACTGGACATGGTGTTGCCGCGAGTAGCATTGCACGCCAAACATCAGCGTTTTGACACATCAATGACACTGCCGCAATTTTCATGCCCATATTAGATAGGGTGATCGCATTTCTACGACGATTACACTCCTCGTCTTGTATGTATTTACCAGAAGACACGCCGATGCCGACTAGCTGTAAGCCGCCAGAGATAGACTGTAGACAAGACTCGCTACCACTAGACATTAAACTAGGGGATACAGCAGTATTCGCTGGCATGGTTGAGCCAGCGTTAGGGCCAGAGTTATTAGTCGTCCTGTTACCGTTGTTCGAGTTGATTTGATTGGTATTCAAATCGCCCTCGTTACGGATGCCGTCGTCCCGCTCAACGCCGTTCCCGTCCGTAGGTATTTCCGGTGGCGGATCTACCTCGGGGACGGGTTCGATTTGTGCTACAGCGTAACTTGATAGACTAAGCGTCAGCAGAAGGCTCGTCGTAATCCTCATCGGAGATAGCCTCGCTCTCTAATGATTGAGCCAATGCGTTTGCAAATGCCTCACGCCCGAATGCAAGCTGATCCAGGTTAAACTGAGCATTAGATAACTTTCGGTCGAGGTCGTTTACGTGGTTTAAGAGTGCCTTTTGTCGGTCCGTCATATCCTCAACAATGTACTCTTTATCGTTCACGGTGATTGGGGTCTTTTCATTTTTTCCCATCGTCGTTACTCCTAGTTGTGGTTAAAGGTTAGGCAGTATAACCCTGCCCTGCGGTGATTGCGGCATTGGACGCAGTCATGTCCTCGCCATCCCAATCGTCCTTGGCAACCATAAGCTCAAGGTGAGCCACGTTACGGTCAACGCAGTCTTGACGCTCTGCGGCTTCCATATCGTCGTCTTGGTTACCAGCAACGATGTCGTTGATAAGGTCTACGCTATGTCCCATAGCAGTAAAGTCTTGTGTGCGCTCTTCAGCGGTTCTTGCTTCGTCAGTCATGGATTATCTCCTTAGTTTGCTTCAAGTGCGGCTATTCTAGCCTCAAGTTCTTGGATTGTTGCCACGAGTAGCGGCACAAGTTTGGATTGGTCAATGCCTTGGTATACAGGATTGCCGTCGTCATCAACCTCGTTGTGTGTTCCTGTGATTGCCTCTGGCACAACAGACTGCACCTCATGCGCCAAGAAGCCATCAACAGTCGTGTCACTGTCAGCAATGAAATTAAATCGCTTGGGTGCTAACTGCTTGAGTCGTGTCGTAGCGCCTGTCATAGCTACTACATTCTCTTTGAGGCGGTGGTCAGAAGTTGTGTTGTAAGAAGTAGATGTTCCATTTCCTTGAATAGAGCCAATAGCAGTTCCGTCATACTGGAATTGCATAAAGTATTGAATGCCAGAAGACTGACTGTGATTTACTTTAAAGTTCCAGTCAGAAGCATTGGTTTCAATCAAAAATACAGCATCGTTTGTACCGCAATCTGCGGTTCTTCTTACATTTATACCGCCTCCACTATCAACATAGAATCGCGGATTACCGTCACCATCTGACAAGACGATATGGCCGTTTGAGGTGCGGATGTCGAGGCCGCCTTGGTTGCCGCTAAAGTTACCAATAATAGTATTATCAGAACCAGTGGTTATTAACTGGCCCGACTTTGGCCCAACCATCGTGTTATCTGTACCAGTTGTTAATGCACCACCTGAGCTTTCACCAACTATTACATTGCCATGACCCGTAGTAAGGGCATCACCAGCCAAACCGCCAATAAGGGTGTTGCGAGTACCTGTGGTTACTG